CCGGAGTGCTTGGCCTCGCCGGCCGCCTGCTGCGCCTGTTGCGCCGCCTCATAGGCGGCCTCATCAATCTTGAATGGCGCGGCCATTTCTTCTGGCGTAGGCGGCGCGGCGGGTGCTGGTGCCGGGCTCTGGGTGCTGGGTGGAGGGCTCGGCGCGGGCGCAGCGGGTGCCGGCGTGGCGGAGGCGGCGGGCTCGGTGTTGGCGCCGTTTACGCGCGCGGCGAAGGCGCGGGCTGCCGCCTGGTCCGCAGGCGCCAGCTTAGCAAACGATTTGGCGCGGCCATATTGCTGAGCGATAGCATCCAGTAATTCCATGTCTTCAGCCGGCGGCGCTGGTGCGGCGCTACCGTTGCCGTTGCCGTTCAGGCGTTGCCGCATGGCGGTTACCGCGGGCGGCTCGCCCGGCAGCGCGCCGGGCACGTCGGTCGCGACATAAGGTGCTGGGTTCTGGGTGCTGGGTGCTGGGGGCGGAGCGGTTGGTGCGCTGCCATTGCCGTTCATTCGCGCGCGCATGGCGGTGACTTCCGGCGGCTCGCCCGGTAGTGCGCCGGATGGCGTGCCTATTGGAGTGGCTCCGGGTTCGGTCTCGCCGGCATACTCAACATTTGTCGCAGTGGGGTCGTTGGCGTAATCGCGGCCCGCGGCTACGCCCTGTTTGATCCCTCTGCCGATCTGCCAAATGCCGGGATAGTCGAGCATGATCCGCGCCGGCCATCCCATGCCAGGAAGTTGGCTGAGGGCCTCTCCCCCGGCAACCTTCGCGGCGCCTATTGCCACTTGTGGGGCAGCGACTTTGATACCAGTTCCTACCGCCTTCGCTCCCGTGGCGATAGCGTCTGCATTCTCGCTTGCGCCGCCGAGTGCCGCCCCCAGCGCTACCGTTCCGGCAACGGTCCCGGCCGCGCCTTTGTAGTTACCCTTGCGCACGTCTTCCGCCACTTGCCCGATGCCCGGTACGCTGGCAAGCGCAGCCTGAAAAGGCGTGGCGCCCTGCCCGTTCTTGCCCGGCTCTATCAGCGCGTTCGCGCCCGCGGCAGCCGCGTCCGCGATCCCGCCGAAGGGGTTTCCTGCGTTGAGCGCGTGCCCATAGGCGGCCAACACCTGATATGGGTTAATCGCATGGACGAAGCGGTTCCAGAAGCCGGGCTGATCTTCCGTGGCTGGTGCCGGCGCCGGCCCTTGGTGCGAAGACAAAGGCGGCGGCGTAAATTCGGCGCCGGGCGCGGGTCCCTGGTGCGAGTCGAGCGATGGGGGAGTGAAGGTGTCCGCCATGTTACTGTTTCTGCCAACTGCTTTGCTGGGTGTGGTCTCCGCCCAGATACTTCATCCCGCCGTACAGATGGCCCACCTGGTAGCCGCCCTCCGCCGACTGCGGCTGGCCGCCCGCGCCTTGCGCGCCGCGGCCCTGCCCCATGGGTACTTTGTTGGGCGTGAAGTCGATTCCGTAGCCGGTCTTAATCGAGTCGATGTTGGCGTTATGCTTGACGGCGGCGTTTTGCCGGACGATGTTCGGCATCGCCGCCAGGTCGTTCAGGACGCTCGGGTCGATGGACTCGCCGGATGTCTGTTTTCCGAGCCAGCCGAGGATGCGGTCCCCCGCGCTACCCGCGCCTGAGAGACTCGTTACCTGCCCCATATTCACGCGCTTGACGCCTTGCGCCGTGTTCATGGTCATGACGCCTGTGGTAGGCGCATAGGCGTAGGCGATCTTGTTGCCGCCCCGCGCCGCGTCCACCATGGCTTGCAACTGGTCGGCGCTCTCGTTGGCGGTGTTCAGATCTTCGCCCGACTTCACATAGGCCTGGCGTCCCGCTTCGGTCTCTCGGGCGTTGCCTTGCGCGGCGGCGGCGGCTTGCACCACCGTGACCTTCGCCGGGATGGTGGCATTGGCTTGCGCCACGCCCGCCGTCAGTCTTCCGATGCGGTCGGATGAGTCGGTGAAGGCCTTGTTCACCGCCGCTGTCCCGAGAGGCATGGCCGCGATAGCCGACTGTACGGCGGTATCGTGCTCTCTTTGGACCTGAGCCTTGATAGGGCCGGAGTAGTTGTTCGGGTTGAACATGAGGTCCGCACGCTGCTGGATGCTCTGCGGGTTGAGGCTGCCAGCGTTGGTGAATTCCAGATTTTTCATGCCGTACTCCGGCTGCTTCTCGACAGGGACCTGGCTGCCGATAAACGCCTTAGCGCCCGCTGGTGTGGTGGGAAAGGCTATCTTTGGGTAATTCTGCTGGAGCCTGACGAGCGCCTGGGGATCGCTGACCGTGCCGTCCGGTCCGGCGGCCGCCTGGTAATCCTGCACCGCACTGGCGCGTTGTTTGTCGGCTGTCTCCTGATTGGTCTGGGCGGCGGTCGCTTTGTCCTTCAGCGCGTCCGCCTGCGTTTTGATCCATTGCTGTGTGGTGTAGGCGGCTTGCGCGTGCTGGATGGTCTGATCGTCCGCCGATTGCAGCAACTCGTTGGGCTTGATGCCGGGGCTCTGCTGCAGGATGGATTGGTTGATGGCCGGAAGCATAGCTGCGCGCTTCGCGGGATCGGACTCGTTGAACAAAGGCTGATAGGACTGATTCAGTAGGTCGTGCATTTTATCGGTGGCCGCCAGAGTGGCCGTATCCGTTTCCGCGCGCGTCTTCGCCAGATTCGCCATGTGGGTCCCGAAAGCCATGATGTCCTTCGGCAGCACGTTGTATCCGGGGGCGGCTTGCAGCGTCTTATCGACGTCGCCGTGATTGTCTTGATAGGCTTGCAAAAACCCCTGCCCGCTCTGGATGTCCAGCGCCGTTTGCGTGTTTTGCAGACCCACGCCCTTGGTCACAGCTTGCGTCTGCGCAGTCTGCGCCTGCTGCTGCGCATTCTGCGCCTGCGTGTTGCGCAAAGTCTGCAACGCCTGCGCGCTTTGCAGCGGGCTGGTGTACGTGGCGGGCGTGATCTGCGGCGGCGAAAGGTCGGGGGATGGGGGTGCAAAATCAATCGGCATGGGATTATGGGTTCTATGGACTGGAATTTTCCTGATGACTGCACATTCGAGGAGCTGGCGCGCTCGTTTTCAGGCCCATACTGGGAGCAAGCGGAGCGGATGTACAAGCGAGTGAACTACATTCAAATCGTTCCCAACTTCCGGGAATTGAAGCCTGCCGAGCAGGCCAGATGGCTGTTAGGAATACGCGAGGCAGCTTGCAGCTTGATCGCCAGCGCCGCTGAAAAACGATTCAAAGCGGCGCTGGCCAAGTCGCCCTAAATTTCCAGGAGCAGCATTTCAACTTGGCATGCTGCGGTATGCGCCAAAAGGGCTGGCGCAGTTATGGCCGGCGTGAAGCGGAACAGGTGCACGTCGCCGGGGAGCAAGCGCGCGAAGGCCGTGCCGGAAGCCGCCGTAAGGATATCGCAATAGTTGGTGGGGTCGAGGTTGATGAAGAGCGCGTAGCCGACGGTAGCAAGGCTCGAAACCGGAATAGCCGTTCCGCCGGAAGTGGTCGGCACAGACATTACCTGCTGAGCGTACTTGGAGCCGGCGATGGCGACGTACACGCCGCTCGCGCCGAGTTGCACGCTGACGCCGCTCTCGGTTAGAGCCAACTGCGCAGTGAGCTGTATTGGCAATGACATATTGTTTGTTTCCTTTTAGAAGAGATTTGAGAGAAAGCTGCCGTTCCCGCCGCTTGAAGCGACCCCGGCCCCGATTAGGTCGTTACCCGCCTGGCCGATTCCGTTCAGCATTCCGTTCCAGGCAGAGGCAGATCCAAGATCCCCATTCGCGATGGCCTTGCCCGCGCCAATCTGCGTATTGCCGAGATAGTTGGCCGCACTGAGGGCGTTCGACGAGCTGAGGTCTTGCGCCTGAATTCCCGCCGTGCCGGCATACTGCGCCGCGTTGGTGTTCGTGGTGCCCTGGTACTGAGCTGCGCCCGTGTTTAAGCCGGCGGCGGTGGTTGCGCCTTGCGTGTTGAGTGCGCCGGCAGTGCCCGCCGCTTGCGTGCCGAGCTGGCCGCCGAATTCGGTAGCCTGCTGGCCCATGCCGGCAACCGACGAGAGCCGATTGAAAATGTTGTTGTTCTGGGTCTGGTAATTATTGAACGCCGACTGATAGTCGGTGTTGGCGGTTTGCTGGGTGTACTGTTCGAGTGCCTTCGACGCGCCGCCGGATTGAGCGGTGCCGCCGGCCGCCTGTGCGCGCTGCATGGCCTGCTGGCCTTGCTGCAATTGGAACTCATAGCCGGGGTCTTGCGACTCCATCATGGAGGCGCTGAACGGTGTGTTCAGCGAGCCGCCCGGACCTGTAGCTGCCGAGAGTTGGCCCGCAGCCGTCGAGCCGGCCGAGGCATACGGATTCAGGCCGGCAATGGTCGAGCCGGCCGAGTTGAGCACGTTCTGCGCGCCGGTGCCCGCTGCGCCAACTACATTCTGCGCGCCGGTGCCGGCCGCGCCAACTACGCCAGTGCCGGCCGTGGCCGCCGCGTTCGTGACGCCAGTGCCGGCCGTGGCAGCTTCGTTGGTGATCAGCGGATCTTGGGTGTTGGCGGCGCCGGTGACGGTCTGCCCGGCGGTGTTGTACGCGCCCGCGAGGGTGTTGGCGGCGTTGTGGGCGGCACTGCTCGATTGTAGGCCGCCCAGGACGCTGGTTATGAGCGAAGGCACTAGATTACACCTTGACGTGACTGTGACATGGAGTTTGACCTAACGAAAAAACGGGAAAGAAGAGCGCGCGCGGCTTAAGCCGTAGGCTTCGAGCGCCCCATCAACACCTGATCATGCAGCGCGCCGCCCTTGAGGAAGCTTTTCCAGTTTCGCCCATACGACTTCAGGCCCATGGCGCGCTTCCCGAACCGCAACGCGGCGCGGTGAAAAGCCGGGACCGACGCCACCAGCCGCAGGCATGGCGTGTTGGCGAATACCCAATCGACGACTTCCCGCCCGGCCTGCGCGGTGAGGCGCGGGTGAATGCCGCGAAATAGCGCAACGTGCGCGGCCCAGCAAATCGCATTCTCGGGGAAGAACGCGAAGAGGCCTAGCAGGCGCTCGCGGTCCCATACGGTTACCCACCAGATTCCGGGGTGATTGGGCACCTGGTACTCTTCGCGGGGGGGTATCCCATCGTCGCCCATGCGGTCGTAGATGTCCGGGTCGGTGAGGATCGCCCGCACCAGTTTCAGATCTGTTGATCGTTCAAACCGCATACAATTAAGCCTGGCATGCCGGCAACGTTTGTTCAAGACGCCTCGTTCTACAACTCCACATCGAGCGCCGTCATCAACCTGGCCTATGCCAATCCGAACGCGGCGGGCGCGCTGGGCGTGGCGTGGCTGTTCACTGGCAGCGGAACGCCGCCGAGCACTATTTCGGACTCGAACGGAAACACGTGGTGCCCCATCCCTGCCGAGGTCATAACCAATCTGAACGGCATGGCCGGCTTCGTTTGCGCCCACATGGCGGCGGGCGCCAATACCGTCACAGCCAACAGCTCATTGACCCGCGTAACCAGCATGATTATCCTGGAATACGCCTACACCGGGCCGGCCCAGTGGTTTGCAATGCAGCCCACCGCGTTCCCTGGAGTTTACGCGGTGCCCACCACCGCAATCGCCAATGTCATTTCGATCCATGCGGGGGCGCCTGCGACTTACTTTATGACCGTGATCGGCGCGATCTACGACCTATCGGGCAACACTCACGACTGGTCGCTTCTGCCAGTTGCGGGCTTTCCGGGCGCAGTGCGCGGCTTCGTGGATGAGAGCGCAACCGGCTACACTTCCGCGGCCGGCGACGTGACCGTCGCCAACACCGGCTATTTGTGGCAGCCGTTCGGGTTGGATTTTTTCGATCCCAACATCAACACTAACGGCCTGTCGTACAACATCCTGGGCGTGCCTGCCATTGCGGTGGTGACCTCCACATGAGCAGCTTCACCCTGGTCCAACACATTGTTAGCCCGACGACGGGCAACCCCGGCTCGTTCGGGGTCACATTCGGCTCGAACAGCGCGGCGGGCAACATGATCGTGCTGGCGGTGATGGCTGGCACCAACTCTGGGGGAAACCCTACGCTGCCAACCTCGGTGAGCGACGACAACGGGAATCAATACTGTGGCGTCTCGGCGACCGTGCCTGGCGTGCCGACGCAGGCAACATGCGGTCTATACGTGGCGCTCAATATCAAGATTACGCCCAATAACCCAATCACCATTTCGGTGGGCGGGATGACCTACATGGGCGCGGGCTATGGATACGGAGGTCCCAGCCTCATCGCCATGGAGTTCAGCGTCCCGGCCAGCTACCTGATTTTTGGGAGCATCTCGAACCATGCGGCCTCCGGCGGAAACTCGGCTACCAATTTCCTGGCTGGCGCTCTGGCTGGCCCCACAACCGGGCCAGTCTATATCTCGATTGGCGGTGCAGCCAACCTGGCTGGCGCTCAGGCCTGCGTGCTTTTCGTCAATGCGGGTGTGGATTGCCTGGCCATCGCCACCGAGTACGACGACCAGCATGTGAGCACGGCGTGGACGTCGAACGGGACCGTGGTCGGCTATACGGCAGAGACGGCGGGCGGGGCGGCGAGGTCCGGGTGCGTTGCGATGCTCGTCACCGCCATGTCGACGGGCTGTGGCAGCGTGACGCCGGCGCTGTCGGTGTCCTGTAACTCGCCGCCCAACGGCACGGTGGGCACGGCATACTCCCACGCGTTTACAGCCTCGGGAGGGACCGGCCCGTACACCTACACGATGGTCGGGACGGTTCCGGGCTTGACGCTCAGCTCAGGCGGGGCGCTTACCGGAACCCCCACCACCACAGGGACATTCTTCTTCGTTATCCAGGCGGTGGACTCGCTGGGTGCGGCTGGTACCGTCGAGTGCAGCATCACCATCGCTGCCGGGGGCGGCGGGTCCGGGCCAAGCAACTACGGCTGGACCGGATAGCTACTTCAAAATGATGATGACCGGCTCGTGAATCATGGCGCCGGGCGCCGTAGGCGTCTGAGGATTCGGGCCGAAGCTCGTGGGCCTGTCGTCGTTCAGCGTTCCGAACACGCCGCTGGTAATGGTGGTGTCGGCAATTGGTACCGGGCCGTTCGGCATGGCGCTCACATTCAGTTCAATGTTGCCAGTGCTCACTCCCGTCCCATCGACGGAAACCTGCGCGCCGGATGCGGACGAAGCGTCGATTCCAAACACCACGCGGTTACCGCGCAGATACACGAAAACGGCTACTGCGGACGCGGGCGAGCCGGTCCACTGCAGGCCGGAAGCGTCGGCGGCCATGTATGTCAGGCCGTTAGCGGGACGGAATCTGGCGGCTGGCGCGCTGGCGGAACATGCCGCGCACACCTGCAAGGTGGAAGTGCCTGCGCCTGTAGCTTCAAAGTCGGTGGCGGCGCTGGTGTATAGCGGCCACGTGCCTTCGATGTAGATGGTGCCGCTGAAGGTGTTGACGAAAGTGATGGTCAGGAAGGTCGGCACCCCACCCACGGTGTAGGTGATGTTCCAGGAGTAGTCGCCCGGCTCGAGAGGCAGCGATGCGCCGGCGGCCACTGCGGAGACGGATACAGGGGAAGGCAGGTTATAGCCCGCGTACACGTAAGTGACAGTGGTGATATTGGAGACGCTGAACGCCTCGGTTGCAATTGACTGCGCGCCGAGGTGCGCGGAGAGCGCAAGGGACGCGAGGAAAATCAGATGCTTCAGGTTTATCATGGCTTATATGAAGAGACTTCTACTACTCGTGCTGCTGACAATGGCCCCGGCTTTCGCCCAGGGGGGCGGCGGCGGCGGCGGCGGCACCTGCATAGGCTGCTGGGAGGAGACTCAGTGCTTTAGCTGCCACTATGAAATGAACCAGAACTGTACGTCCTGCGGCATATCGATGGCGGACCCGGTGCTAATGGTCATCACGTTCGAAGCCCAGACGGACGGGACCAAAATCATCCACGCCTACGCGGCGGGCAGCAATGCCGGGAAGAAAGCGCTGAAGCACGGGGGCGTTGCGCTGCGCGGTATAGGCCCAAAGGCGGATGGCCAGAGCTTCAACCCGCCAGAGCATGCGCAATGGGTCAAGGACGCCAAGCCTGGGACATGCCTACTCAGGCAGCCGGGGCGGTCTGCAGGGCTACCGTAAATATCCAGCTCGCGGAGCCGCTCGAAATGTCGATGGAGAACAGGTCGTACTCGGCAACCGTCAAGGGCGTCGTGGTGAAATTCGTGAACTGGTAGCTGGTGAATCCGGCCACCGCGGCTGCCACTGTGTTGCTCGCCGCGAAGATAGGCGTGCCGTTCTGGTTGATGGTGAACGTGAGCGGGATCGTGGCGTCCGACTCTTTGACCACTACCACGCACACGTTGAAGCTGCCTGAGCGGGCTGCCGCGTAGATCAGCGCCACGTCGGTTCCCGTGGCTCCCGTGTTGATGGAGAAGCCTATCACGGGGGGCGTGGGGGCGAATGTCTTCTATCAAGACTCGAAGAAAATATCCAGGTTCTTGAGCCATTGCCCCTTTCCATCCGCTGGGCCAACTCTCAAAGAAGTCGGTCTGAACCGGGACGTACGTATCGGCGTGGCGCTCCGGGTCGTAATTCGTGAGTGACTTGCCCGACAGCTTGGCCATTAGAGAGTCCCAGGCACGACGGTCAGATACGCATTGGCCAAGGTGACATCGATCCCGCTGGCCACCGACTGGGTGCTGTAGGTGTTCCAGCTTTGGCCTCTGGTGTCCGATGACATGAGCGTCATTGAGACACCGGAGCCGCTCGGCTGCCAGTCCACCAGCGCCCAGATGCGGTCGCGACCGTAGCCGAGACGGTTGAAATAAATTCTTTGGAGCCCGGTCACATCGCAATCGCACTCAAAGCGGAAGTAGAACGCGCGTTGATTTTCCTGGGTTAAATGCGGTGCGATTCGAACGCGGTAGATGGTGGTGCCGTTGTCGTTCAGCAGCGTTTCGTCCTGCACGTAGATGTTGCCGTTTTGCCAATCCTGCACGTAGTGCTTCTCGGTGTTCGTGCCGCCCAGCGCCGCCACGGCGTGGAAGCTTTGCCGCTGCCGATTCCAGACCGGAAAACCATTCGCATCGGTCGTGCCATTCCAATAACCCCGCTGATGCCAAGTGCCGGTCGTGAGATCGTAGGCCCACGTGGCGCCTACGCTGGGCGTGGCTTGCGTTGCGCCCGCGATCACGGTGCTTCCGCTCGGGAAGTGCACGACGTAGAACTGATGGCCGCGATAGATCTCGGTGTAGGCTATGGCGTCTTCAACGGTCGTGTACGACGCCCAGGCGATTTCTACTGCCGCCGTCGATATGCGTTGCGGGCGGAAGCCCACCGCGAGGAACGCCAGCCGGTCTCCGCGCCGCACGTCGCCACCGATGAAGGCCAGGCCTTCCGAGAGACGCGCCACGCTGAAGGGAGCCGCGCAGCCGTAGTGCATGATGGCACCGGGGTCGGGGGAAAACGGGGTGGCCGCCGCGCCGGTGTCCTGGAACACTTCGCTCGATTCCAGATCGCCGAAGGTGTAAAGCTCCTGGTGATCGGCCTGCATCGCGGCCACGTTGTCCGGGTATGAACTCTTCGAGAAGTAGTCCAGCGGGTTCCACTGCGTGCCGTCTTCGTTCGCGCTGAACTGGATCTGGTTCGAATCCGGCGCGTTGGCGAAGAAATAGCCGTCGAGGAACGCGCCCTGGAACGCTTTGAGCTGCGCGTAGGGCGCCGCGTAGAGCCACTCGATACCCTCGCCGCCGGTGGATCCGACAGTGCCCCAGCTTCCGCCGCCCTTGGCTTCGCCGCTGCCGTTGACCGAGATGATGACTTGCGACTGGACGATGAAGCCCGTGCCGGAGGTGATCTGGATGGTTTGGCCGACATCCGAGGCGTCGAAAATGCCGCCGCTCGGCCCAGTCAGGAGAGTGTCGTCGGACCCGTCAATGGCTAAATCGAATTGCTGGATCGAATAGTAGATTGGTTGCGCGCCCGAGCCGCTGTCGAGCCATCCGAGGCCATCGCTGGCGATGAAGAGTTGGTTGCCGTTGGGGAAAAACTGCGCGGGGTTGCCGTCGTTGCCGATGTACCCGTGGTCGATGAACGTGGGGGTGCCCGTAAGCGGCGCGCGCGTCATCTCGTAGGCATGGCTGCCGGATGCCAGGAACAGGCGATGGTCGCCAGGCCAGAGGCCGCGGCCAGGGCCAGTAGGCGCGGTGCCAACGAGCGCGATGCCAGGCGTGCGCACCAGGCACGCAGGGCCTTTCTCGGGGCTGCCAGCGATTGGCTCGCTGTATCTCCCCATGAGCAGTTCTGAGGAAGCCGCTACGGATGCCAGGGTGGACGAGCTGCCGCTGGTGAAGCTATCGAACTTGATGGCCGTTCTCCTTCTCTTGCTTCGGCGCGCAATCGCGGCAGTGCTCGCCGGTCCATCCGCGCCGGTCGGCTTCACGCTGCATGCGGCTGGGATCTTCGCGCGTGACCATCGCGCCGGCTACGCGCCGCACGACGAGCGCGCGGTGGCCGGGGATCACGATGCGGCGCTGGCAGCGGGCGCATTGCAGATGGAGGTTGGCAGGCATGGTCAGTAACTCGGCAGAGTGCCAGTCATGTAATTGAAGTCCCCGCGACGCGAATTGCCGTCGGTGCCCCAATCCGCGCTCGCGATTCTTGGGCTTTTCACGTTATTGCCCTGGTATGCTTTCATGGCGTCTCGCAACAGGATCGGGAGTTGTCCAGGCATCTCAACTTCGTAGGCGTCCACGAGCGCACGGGCGAGCGTAAATGCCAGTGCATTGAATGCGGCCGGAGGCGCGGAAAATTTCACGTTGATGCTTTGGAACTGGCTGAGCGTGACCCAGGTCTCCAGTCGCAGGCCAAAAGCCGCTGCCGGGACTGGCCAGAGCCAGAGCGCACCGGAATCCCAATCGCTTTCATAGTACAGGTCGGTGGGAACTGTACTGCTTATTCCCTTGACTGATTTGTTGGCCCACCACGCGCTGTCGCGGAGGTTCAGCGGCAGATCGACGTTGGTGTTCACGTTGGGCGCGGAGACCGGAGGCGGCCCGAAGCCCGTGAGCACCAGCTCGGCGCTTTCAATGCGTACAGGCCGCACGGCTGCCGCGAAGTCGGGAGCCACGAGGCCGGGGCCGATCAGATGCGGCTGATGGTAGGGTGTGAGCGTGTATTGGGTGAATGTCGTGGCGAAAGCCTGAGAGCGGCGAGCGGCCCATTCATCGATAATCTGGTTGAGCACGCCCAGCGCTTCCTGGAACTGCGAGGAGCTGGGGATGCCTTGCGCTCGCTTGACGATCTGCGCGGCCCGCAGAGCCCTATAACACAGGTCTTTGACCAGCCAGGTGCCGAGATTAGGGAGGGGAAGAGATGGGGCGCTCATTGGGGTACAATCGAGACGAAATGCGAATTACTTATCGAGACGGATGGACGGAAACGTTTCTGACCGCTACGCGGGTGGTGTGCGACGGAGGCCCATTCGCCAGGATCTACTGGCTGGTAGAGGGTGGGCCGCCGCACGTGCTCAGGGATGCGCGCGATATCGCCGAGGTCTGCGCTCTATAAGCCTGCACTCAAGTCTTCGGCCCAGGCGGCGGCGGCGCGGGCGCTTGCATGCCAACCGGCATGGAAGACCCAAGGATCTCAGACTGTAGCTCGGAGATCGTCACCAGCGCGTCGTTGGCCATCTGCGGCAGCCCTTCGGGGATCGGCCGGCCAAACGGAATGCAGAGAATCAGCGCCAGCCGGTTCACAATGCATGCCGCAAACCCCGGAGCCAGGTTGATGGCGTCGGTCAGGTTCACAAACTGCACGATCTCCCGATACATCCAAAGCGAGACGTTGCCCGCCGCCGGCATGGGCGTGACATAGATATTGCCGGTGGGTACCCGTTGTCCCACAACAGGCTCTGCACGTACAGCCCGACGCGCGTCTTATCGCGTATACCCATCCACTCTTCGGCACTGACAATTTTGGCTTCGGTCTCGATATTGTTCGCGTCGATGGTGGACGCGCTCTTGATTTTCATAGGCCGCGCCACGTTCCAAGTTTGGCCGACGCCGAAGGTATACGAGGCCGCGCCGGATAGCGTGCCCAGGTAATGCAGCAGCCCGAGCGGCGACAGCTTCTTGGCACTCAGCGTGTCCAGGTCAAGATTGGCCCACAGCAGGGCCAGAGCCTGGTCGTTGGCGTTGGGCGTTTCGCCCGGCGCCAGCGCGCCAATCGCATCAAGCGCAGTATTTAACAAGTCTTGGACTTCGAGAGCCATTTATTCTCCAGGGGCAACGGGGCCGCGCGCCGGGACGGCCGGCGCCAATTGGGGGCGGCGGCTGGGCGTAGGCGTGCCGATGATGCCCGACTCGCCGATGGTCTCCATGTGGAGCTTGGCCAGGCCCATCTTGGTTTGCTGGGCGCTGGCAATGGTGGCCTCCGTGAGCTTCGCGCCGGCGAACTGGCCGGCGATGGCCACTGCAAGGTTGAATTTCAGATAGGCGAGGTATCCGGCAGGCAACACCACGGTGTCGCCGATGGTCATGAAGTCGGTGAGCGGCTTCAAGGACCACAGTTCCAAGGACCCGCCAGTGACCGGTGCGGGCCAGAGGAACAGATTCGATATGGGGTCCGCATAATCGCAGCAGATCCACTCGGCGAACAGGCCGGTCATGGAGCGGTCGGGGATGGCCGAGAACTTCTCGGCCGAGACAATCTCGCATGGCTGGGATGCGTTGTTCGACGCCAGCGTTACCGCGGCGCGCAGCTTCTCCGGTCGCACCGTATTAAACGTGCCGGTCGGCCCCATGGTGTAGGTAGCCGGCCCGGTCAGGTTAAACGTTTCGTGCGTGACCTGATAGATAAGCTGGCCTTCGGCGGACGACGTGTCCACGAGCTCGTTGAGCGCGTCAAGGCAGTCGGAATACTCGTTGGTCGCCATCGAGCGGCCGGCTGCAATTAGGCTGAGGAGTTTACACGCTGGATCGATAATGTATTGCTGTACCGTCATGGGGGGGCCTTCAGCGCGGCTTAGCCGCGCTTCTTCTTCAAAAGCTTGGCATCGATGGCGGCGGCTTCCGCGCGCTCGCTGGCATCGAGTTCGACTTCGGGCGGCTCGCTCGCGAATGCTACCGTCACATAGCCGGCGGCTTCAAGCTCTGCCTGATGCGCGGCGGACGTTGCCGTTTTCACCACGCGCGCGGCATGGTCGTGCATCGCCTTCGGGAAGTCCTGGTGGCGGTACGGTAGGGCTGGCGGCTTGTTGAGATCGAATTCTTTGATAGTTTTGGTCTCGCCGAAGCGCGCCAAAATCTGGCGCATGTGCTCTAACTCTTCGCGTGTCGGCTGGTTCTGGTTCTGCTGGCTCATTAAATCCTTTGACTGGTAGCCGTAAATGGCAAGCTCGGCTTCCCTGCGTTGTTCTCTGGTGAGATTGCTTCGCCGGACGAATCCGGCTTCGTTGATGGGCATGGTACAGAAAAAGCCGGGCGCGCGTGCGATGCGGAGGCGCGCCCGGAATGGGTCAGTACGCGTACAAATAAGGCCCCACCGCACTTGCGAATGCGGTCGGAACAGTCAGCGCGGGGACCGTGCCGAAGGTGGCCCCGGTCTGCCCCTTGGTCAGGCGGTTGTCTTGCGTGCCGGTTACCAGCATGCGCACAGTGTCGGAACCCACGGAGTCCTGGAAGCAGCCGTAGTAGGTCGCCGGTCCCACCGCGAAGTACTTAGCGGTGAAGGCGAAGGCCTGGTACACCGAGGCCGTGGCCGTGGTCACGCCGGTGAGCGCGCCGTTTGCCAGGGCGATGCCCGAGCTGTCATAGAGAATCGAATAGCGGTGGTCGTTCGTCACGGTCGTGCCGTTGATGAACGCCAAGCCTGTCAGGAGCTTGTTGTACGGTAGCTCGAAGGCCGTGCAATAGAGCGTGGTAGCTCCTACCGAAGTCCCGTTGGTGTTGAGGGATGTGTAGGCCACCGCGCCGGGATCGGGGAAGCTGAGCCGGTATTCCGTATTGGTGTTCTGCGTGCCGACGCCGTTGACCCAGACGCCGCCGAGGCAGTCCGAGATGACTCCGGTCTCCACGTTGATGGAGGGGAGCACCAGCAGATTGGTGCGGGTGCAAGAGCCGCCGGCCTGAACCGGAGACCCGCCGACGCCCGCGTTGTCCGCCGAACCGCTGAAAAAGTTATTGGGCGAGGATGCCCACACCAACGCGCCGGAAGCGTGCGTGGTGGCGGTGGTGCCGCCCTGGCCGCGCGAAACGGTGACGGTCGTGCCACTGACCGCTTCGACGAGCATCAGTTCTTTGTCGATATACAGATCGACGCTGGTGGTCTGCGTGGGGGCGGTGATGCCCGTGGCGCTGGCCACTACGATTTGGAGCTGTTTGGCCTTAGTAACGGCCGCCGATAGAGTCGTCGGCGTCAGAATGGTCTGGCCGAAGGATGCGATGGCCGCGAAGGCGGCGAGCGCGGAGAGCGTGAGAAATTTCTTCATTTGTCGTTTTTCCTAGGAAGGGCAGGCGGCCCGGATCTCCAGGCCGCGTCCCTTAGTTATCTTACGCTCCAACGATGCAGCAGGCGCCGTTGTCCTGGTACAGGTTGCCAAATCCCAGCAAGCTGTCCATGCGGTTGATGTCCATACTCCGCACCGGGTCCCAGGCCTTGACCTTGCGCACGGCGATGCCCGTGTCGGGGTCTTGCGCCTGACCGGATTGCTCCACTGCCTTGGGCACGTAGAGCTTGCCGCCGACCAAACCGAAGGCGAAGCGGGAGAGTGCCAGACCGACAGTGCCAACCTTGCCGTTAGGCGAGGTCGTGCCGGGCCACAGGGTGAGCGCCGCGCCATTGACAGGCAGTGCGTCCACGTTCTGATACTGGCTGCCGGGGCCGTAGATGGCGGGCAGGATGTTGATGGTGTCCGCGTTGCCATCGAGCGTGTAGTTCTGCACGACGGTGAAGGTCTTCGCGGTGAGCGGTCCGGCCGTCCGGCGAGTCATCGGGTTGACCGCGTTCACGTTGGCGATGGAGAACTTGTCCCCAGCGTTCAGCGTATCCAGGTTGGTCCCGGTGATGATCAGTGCGGTACCGGACTGGTTGGCTCCGGTCACTGTGACCGTGCTGGCCCAAGTACCGGCAGTCTGCGCATAGAGCGAATTGGATTCGAAGAAGCTGAAACCGGCCAGTTTGCCGATGGAGCCTTCTTTCCACATGCGCACGATCTCATCGTCCGGGTGGAACACGCTGGTGATGTTGCTACCCAGCGAGGCCATCATGGACGAGCTGATCAGCGCGCAGCGCTTGCCGGGCGGGCAAGCCTGTTGCTTCATGATCTTCCGCGCACTGTAGTAGGTGCTGACGGAAGTCGGGTCGGTGCCCAGCACGCCAACCACGTTTGAGGCGTTCTGGTAGGCGAAATTCGCGCAACGGCTGTCGATCTCTTGCGCCATGGCGGCGGCGCAGGGGTCCCAATAGTTCTCGCGCAGTTCCTCTTCGGAGCGTTCCAGCTTGACGGCTTTCTCGTAGTCGTCCCATTCAAAACCGATCTGTAACCACTGATCGAGAGAGATCGTGGTGGACAGGCGCGCGATCCCTTGCGGATCGTAGCCCATGCCGTCGGTGACGGTAGGACGCCACGGGAACTTGATGGTGACCGAAGAGCCCGGTGCGAACTCCTTGTTGAAGTCCTTTTCCCAGCTTCGATTGAAGTACTCGGCTGCTACCAGTTGGTTGAGCAACAGCCGCAGGATCTCCATAGAGACCCAGGAGGTGTTCAGAAATTGATTGGCCACGGATTACCCTCTGCGGCGCGCCAGGTCGCGTGCATTGGCTGCACGGGAATAGGCCTTGAAGTCGCCGCCGGTTGAGGCGCTTTCCACCGCGTCGAGAGGTGCGCTGGCATGGCCAGACACTTCACGGGGCGGGGCGGGCGCTTTGGATGCGGTTTTAGCTGGTTGGAAACGTCCGGAGGTATCGCGGGCTGCGGTCTCTGTCTCTGTCGCCGTGTCGGGCTTGCCCGCGCCCTTGGCCAGCTCGTCTTGTACGAGTTGCTCCATGAACACGATCTTGCGCACGGCGGCGCCGGGGTTCGATCTTGCCAGCGCTACGAATTCCTTCACGTCGGCCTTCGATCCCAGGGTGTATAACAGATCCACAATCACGGGAGACTGATCGATCAGCGCACTGACCACGCCAGGTACGCCGCTGTCGGCCGAGAATATTCCCTTGGCCGTGGCGACGATGGTGTCGCCGGCAGTTTCGCCGTAGCGCTTGTTGGCGTCCGCGACTTTGGCAGTCAGCTCGCGCTCTTGCACCTGCTGCGCTTGCTGCTGCTGGAAGTCGGATACCGCCTTGCGCGCCTGGTACGCGGAGTTCTCTTCGTGATACTTCTCAATGGCCGCCTCACGTGATTCCCAATCGCCCTTCCAATTTTTGAAGTCCGGCTTAACCGGAGGCTTCAGGAGATCGGAGGGTTGGGTGGGCGCTGGCGCGGCGGATGGGGCCGGTTTGACATCTTTGTCGCCTGCGGGGGCCGCGAGGGTGGCTTGCGCTTCGCGCTTGTACGTTTTGAGTTCACTCGGAGAGAGTCCCGCGCGTTTGAGATCTGCCAGGACTTCCTGGAGTCTGGTTTCCGCGGTGGAACGTTTCGGTTCCTGCTTATGGGTACCCGCTTCCGGGGCGGGGGCAGTGTTGTCGCCCGGCTCATCGCCGGACGCGGATGGTTTTGCAGATGCCGGGTCTGCGGTTTTCGGCTCCGGCGCGCGTCCCTTGAACCGCCAGGCGGCATAAGCCGCGGGGTCCTGGGGTGCAACGCTGGTGAGAGGTGTTTCGGCGGTTGTCGATTCCGCGACTGCTACGACGGGTTCTGGCATAATTCGGTGGCCGGATAACGCTCTGGCGAGGCGGGGTACTGCTCAACTAAGCTTGTGGCGGCTGCTGCTGCGCGGCCTGCTGCGCCTGCGCCGCCTGCTGGGCGGTAGCGTCCTGCGCGGAGGCCTGCTGGTCGGTGGCATGCGCCTGCGCACCCTGCTGCAGGACGGCGCTGTGTGCTTGATCGGAACCCTGGAGGCCTGCGGCATGCGCCTGCGCCTGCTGCTGTAGCGATTGCGCGTTGGCGTGATCCTGAGCCTGGGTCGCGACTTCGTGGCCCGGTGTCCAGATACTTGTGGGCCAGGTCGCTCACAAACTCCATGCGCTCCGAAAGGTTTTGAGCCTGGGTATTGATCTCGGCGATGGCGAGGGCGTTCTCTTCGCGCATCTTTTCGAGTTGCATCTTGTACTGGTTATCGACGACGTGGCCGGCCTTCTCCAGTTGGAGCTTTTGCAGCTCGCCCTGCATGGCCTGGAGGAGTTGGCCTTGCTGCTGCATCTGCGCCTGCTGCTGCGCGGCCTGCTGGCCAGCCTGCGCCTGATTGGCGGGCGGGGATATAATATCCGCCATTTCGTCGCCCTTCGGCCCCAGCTCTTTCATCTGGATGGCCAACGCGAGCAGCTTGGCGGCCTGCGGCGGGGCCACTGGCAGCGTCTGGAGGTTCTGTATCAGCAAATCGAGAAAGTCGCTGGCGGCCTGCTGTTGCGTTTGCACCGATGGGCCGGTGGATACAGCCACATCGTGGTCGGCGTCTTCTTCGATGGGATAGTGACGCATCTCGCCGGACTGCGCGTCCAGGTACGGCTCGGCGGTGTTGAGCCGCACGATGTCGTGCGAGTCGTCGGGCTTGCGCAGCGCTTCGGTGCGTTCCGTGTCGCCGCCATAGGTTGAGGCAACCCAGGAGTCGATCACGCGCCCGCCGTAAGCAACGGCCCGGTCGTAGCCGTCCACGAAATGAAACGAGCCGATCTCTTGCTGCTGTTTGACTTCCTGCAACGCCACGCCCGATTTCTGGTTGTCGCGCTGTGCGCCGCGGTTGGCAGCGGGCTGATGCCCATGGCCGCCTGAATCGCGCGCCGGCACGAATCCTTGGCGACTTCATACGCCCCAAAGTTGGGCGTAAAATTTTCGCGACTCGGCAACGGCAGGACGCCGCCCGTTGCGCCGTCGATCACCACATCCGCCTGTAGGTAGGCGTGCGGGATTTTGGTGCAGGTGTCCCAGGCTTCCTTGTCTGTCTCGAACTGGCCGACGTAGCCTTTATACGGCGACTTCGGCGTGAGCCCGGCCTCCTCCATCTCTTGCGAGTTGAGATAGGCGAGAGACATCTGGGGATCGCGCGCCAGGCGCGGCAGCGAAAACAGAATGCGCTTGGCAATGCCGCCTTCGTCCACCCAGCGCTCCAGGCCGATCATCGGAATGATGGGGATGTGAATGCCCGGCTGCGGGTTGCGCTCGAGGATCTCCACGCCGTTGGTGAAGTACTGCATCACCGTCTTCTTCTCGATGGCGCGCCGGCCTTTGGCCTTCTTTCGGATGGTGGTGGTGATGACTTTCCAGTACTCGGCGGTCAGGACGCTCTTATCCTGTATCCAGTCCTTCGCCAGCAGCATGTGCTCGGGGGCAAAGTCGGTGATCTGAGCCTCCGGAAACTGGCGTTTGAAATCCGCCTTGAGCATCGGGTCCAGAACGAAGACCGCGCTGGCGTCGGACCAGTCCGGCTTTTTGCAGTCCGGATCGTATAGGACGCTGTTCGGGTTGCCGATGGCGGAAATGGTGATCTGCTGATCGTCGTTGTCCGGGTCGTCGGGGGCAACATACTCGCGCCCGATGCGGAAGAAGCCGTAGCTGCCTTCCACCATCTGCTGGAACGCGGTGAGATACACCGAGGGACCGTTGGACCGATACTCGATTGCGCGGATGAGGTTCTGGCGCGTCTCGGCGGTTTGGTCGTTCGAGTTCTTGCCGCCTGGGCTGATCTTGATGCCACGCTTGTTTTCGCGGACGGAGTTGACACAACTTTGAACGTACTGGCCCAGCTCGTCGTGGTTCACGCACGGCCGCCCCGCCGCCGCTCTCGCGCGCCGGTCTACGTCAGTCCACGGATCTCCGCACACATACCGTAGGTCAGTATTCCTTTCATCCCTGCTCTCTTTCCACCGATCGTCGAAGTAGCGAAACTTCTCGCGTATCTCACGCAGCAACTCCTCATCGTCCTCGCTCACATCCTGCAATGGCGGATTGATGGGGTACTCGGAGTCGCTCGTTTCGGATTGGTCAAAGGCGGACATGGGTCAGGCGTTGAAGGTAGTGGCGGGTTCGTCGAAAATCGACATGAGAATCAGGCGCACGCGAGCCAGGCGCGCGCGGTCGGCGTCGTTGGCGAGCGGGTGGTCGGCGGAATCTAGGAGATAGTCAAGCTGGTCGTGCAGAACATCCGCAAGCGAGGCGGGTTCACAGACGCGGGGCGGTTCGGCGAATGCTGGCGCCATAGCAGCGTCACGGGCAGTCGGGGCAAGTTTCCTGGCAGTCCCCTAACGCCTCGTTGTAAGTCCAGCCGGCATTGCGCGCCGCGAAGATGGCGTTTGCCTTGTTGACGGCGGGGAAGGCTTCGGTGCGCGTGCATTTCTTGCAAGTCAAAATCAGGTGACCTTTCCCGAACGCCTCGTTTACCGCGGCCTGCGCGGTTTCTTTATCCAATTCGCAGGACTCGGCCGGCGCGTCGGCCGCCTGTGTCGCGATCTCCGGCACATTGAACGGGTGCAGCATGCCGTCCGCGTCCACTGTGGGAAGCTGCTGCGCTTCCGCCAGCGCTCCGGACTCGGACATATAGGCGTCGAGCGGCTTGGCGTGGAAGGCCAAGTAGGGCTTCATCGACTCGTACATATCGCGGCGAGTTTCGGGCTGCGCGGCGGTGAGCAGTTGGCGGAAGTGCTCGTGGTCTCTCACGTAGGAGGCTAGCTCATTGCAGAGCCGCATCGGGTTGTCGAGTGCGCCGAGGCCGGCGGATGCCAGCAAGCGGTTAAGCGCGTGCTTCTGTTGTTTGGTCTGGTACATTTGCTCTGTCTTTCCAGCTTTCGCGCCGTTCGATGAGGGCCAACAGTGTCTTGTCGTGGATGTCCGCGGTGAATACGTTCGGAGTCCAGACCCCGCGCCCGATAGCGATCCGAGCAGCTACGCATTCCAGCCGCCAGCCTAGCGCCCGGAAGCGCGAATTGCGCTCGATGAAGTAGCCGAGAGCGTAGATTGCGGATTGGATTGTCATACGCCGCACATGGGGCAGACGCCCCCGCCGGCAGGGGGCTTGGGCGCTTTGGGAAGCTTCGGACTGAGGATGCTCTGCGCCTTTGCTCTGATCGTGGACGCCTGGATGGGCGAGAGCTTTCCGGGTGTCTTGATGGACGGTAGTTTCATACTTTCAACTCCAGGGGCTCGAAGGCTGCATGCGCCGCCGTTCAGCCGGCGGCTTGTCCGCCTTCGGCTGTCTCACTGCCACCGCCGCGCCCATGAAGGCGCTGGCGGAATGCGAATACTGATTGTGCAGGGGCTTGCGTTGGCCTACGCCGTCCGCGCTCAGCGCGGGCCACTGGTAGCAACGAAGCGACTGCAAGCCGTCCGCGCATTTGATCGCGTCGAAGCGGCAGGTGGGAAAGATGGTGCGCGCCGCATTGATCTGTTCGGTTACCAGCATCTTCGGCACCAGGCGCGGCTTGCGGCCGGCATTGCGCATGAGCTGTTCGATGGACATCGACCGGTCGCCGGCGAGCCTGCCGTGGATGATGGTGTCAATGCCGTCGTGCGGCAGCCAGTCCGTGCCGTAGAGATAGCCCTTGTCTTGCAGCTTCACCAGGTAATCCGAGATTTCCAGGCGGTCGGCTTCGAGGTGATCTATGAAGTTGTACCAGCCGTCGTAAGCCTGCAGAAACCAGATCGCCGTAGGGTCGCCGAATCCCAGGTCCCACACGGTATCAACCGGGCGGGTGCGATCATACGGCACATCGCCGATCCTGCCGGAGGCGGCCGCCGCTTTCATTTCGGGGCCGAAGATCGCGCCTTCGACTTCGCTGTCCGGTTCACCGCCATAGATGTGCGCGAACTTGGCGGGTTCGGTATCGCGCATGTGCGCGATGCGGGTCTTAGAGATTTCGGACAGCCACTTGTTATCGAGGTAGCTGGTCTTGACGCTTACCGCGCCGGGCGGCGGGTTCAGCACGCAGTGCTTGTAGGTGGGATCGGTGGCCAGTTTCGGATTGAAGCAGCACCACACCTCGCTGCCGATCACGCCCAGTTCCGGGTGCATGCTCTGCTTGCGGATGGTGGGGATCACCGTGTCCCAGGACTTCTGAGACACGTTATCGGCTTCCTCGATCCAGATGCCGTCAAGCCCTTCCATGGACTTGATTTCCGAAACGTTGTGATGAAGTCCGGCGAATACGAACTGGCTGTAACCGGGCGTCAGCGGCTCGCCCTTGCCGTCCATCGTGGAGCCATACATGCCGGTTGTGTGCAGCTTCGTGCCGGTGATCTGCGCCTTCTCGATGACGTAGAAGCTTTGTAAGCCGAGGCTTTCAATCTGCTCTTCGAGGAGGTGGTGAACCGACTCCGCAAGAGACTTCATGGTCTCGCGGGCGCAGAGCCAGCGCAGCTTGTGCTGCGCACCCATGATCAGGAGCGCGCGCGCCATGCCCCACGACTTCATCCCGTCGCGTCCGCCGTAGAGGTACTTGTCTGAGTGCGGCTCGAACAGGAAGGCGAACTTTTCGGGGAACTCGGCTCTCATGGTATAGTCGTGGCTTGCGGGGCCAAGTGGCCCCGTAAAGCCGCCGCGCCAAACCTTGAACGCAAGCTGTTGTTCCGGGCGGTGTGAGTCTGCCGAATCCAGTTGGTGCAGACCTAGAGGCAACCCGATAACCTGGGCGGACAGGTTGGGAAGCTGCTCGTTATAAGACTGGAACCGGATGCGAGCAAACTGCTGATGGCTGGAGGAGGTCCGCCCTCCTCCAGCTCCGCTCTCACGATTCAGTTGCCTTGACGAACACCACTTCCAGCCGTGTGTCGATGGCCGCGCCGTCCTTGCCGGTGACTTCCAGTTTCTTGCCGAACTCTTCGGGGAACGCGCCACGCAGCAGCATCTGGTGCAGGCCGCTATCGCGCCGCTTCACGTGGCCGCACAGAACACCCTGGTAGAACACAGGCTCCGTCCATCCCACGGTCGAGAACTCGATTGCCTTGTCTTTGAGAAACTGCCGCGCCACGAGGTGCGCGCGCTTGAATGCCTCGGCGTAGGCGGGGTACTCCTCAATCCATCGATAGTGGTTGCGCACGCCGATCCCGGCCGCGCGGGCCGAGGCCGTCAGGTTGGCGCTCTTGCGGTATGCGGCCAGGAAGGCGCGTGCTTTGGCGACAGTCGAGAGGAGCGGCTTCCGTTTCATTCAGTCTTCGAACGAGCCCCACCAGCGCCAGAACGCCAGCGTGGCAGTATCGCTGATCGACGCGAGTAGGCGGGCCTCTTCGGTGGTTGAAATTGCCTGAGGCTGCTCTTTTTCAACTGGTTTAGGCATCGCATACCGAACTGCGGAGCGCGCGGTTTTCGAGCACTGACACCCGCTCTTCGATGTGTGACGTGCGGTCGCTCAGGGTGAGATGCAATTGCAGGATCTGGGCGCGCATCTCGGTGCGGATCAGCAGCCACAGTACGGCCCCGGCCGGAAGCACCACGGCGGCAACGGCGGACACGATTGAGGGGAGGGGTAGCATGGGAAAACGGGGTTGGTGCTGGGTGCTGGGTGCTATGCGGCTGCCGCGAGTGCGGCCGGTGCCAGGCAGTGCGGGCTGAACCAGATGCGCTCGCGCTTGGCGTTCTCCATGCCGATGGGCCAGTGTGGCGTGCGTACCCGCCGTGAGCCTTCCATGGCACGCAGGCCCAATCGTCGGGCATCTGGTGTTCGCCTTCATAGCCGCAGAGAGCAATGCGTAGCTTGGGGTTGTCGCCGTTGGCGATGGCCCATTCTCTGACTTCGTGCGCTACGGTCAGGCTGTCCATGGCGTATATGTTGGCGGTGCGCTTGGCGGTGTCCGCATAGGGCGGGTCCAGGAACACGCCAGTGAGGCCGTGATTGAACGTAACGCACGGGGTGGTTACGCGCTTCCAATCGCCACAACAGACGCGCACGCGGCGCAGCCGCGCGGCCAGCTCGTTGAAGTATCCGACTAGGTTGGCGCAGCGTTGAGCGTGTACGCCCATGCCTGCAGGTGCGGTCGCTGCGATGGACGCCCATGCCTCCATTGCTGAGGTGCGGTCGCTTGCGATGGACGCCCATGCCTGCACCGCTGAGGCACGGCACCTGGTGGCTCGGTCGCTCGTCGCGACACCACCCTCCTGCCGATCCATGCGGAGATGCCCCACACCCACCAGCCTGCAATCTTGGCGTCGAAGTAATCCGGGTCGGCCTTCATGCGCTCGCGGAACTCTTCTTGCTGCGTGAGCCACAAGTGCCGCGCCTGCATGTCGGCTTCATTGACCGGCCAATCCGCGGCCAGCGCTACGGCTTCGGGATCGTGTTGCAACGCCCGCCAGAAGTTGGCCAGCATGCAATCAAGGTCGTTGACGGTCTCGGTGTGCGGCTCATCCGGCCGGCTCAGCAGAACAGCACCCGAGCCGAAGAACGGCTCGACGTAGTTCTTGACCTCGCCAAAGCGCTCCCAAACGAAATGGGCCGCGCGGCTCTTACCGCCGAAATACGGGAAGGGGGCTTTTATCACGCCTTGAGGGCCAACGCGAACGCGGTAACCACGTAACTGAAAAGCGGAGTGTCCGCCGAGATCCCGCAGCCAGTGGCCACGCCTTGCAGGTACGCTTCGCTGTTGTTTTCGCTGGGCGGCGCCCAGGACATGATGACTTGGCGCAGTGTCCAGCCCTTGGCGATGTCTGCGTACAACTGGCGGTAGCCGGCGACAATGCCTTGCCATGCGGTCGGAAACTTGGCGAAGACGTGACTGCCGACTTTGATCGGCGTGGCGCCCATCTGGCCCGCGAATTCCAGGTCACCGGGGTTATCCAGGCGGCGCGGCACCACGGTCGGGTCCGGATTGTCCCAGCCTTCTTGCTTGGCGATGTAGGCGAAAATGCTGTCGATCATACGGTCGGCTGGGCCTTCGAAAGGGCATCCAGTGCGAGTTGCACGGAGGCCGTGCTATCGAGCGTTTCGACGGAGATCACGGGCATTACATCCCCGCTGGGCTCGATCAGAGAGCCGACGAGCTTGCCTATCTCGCGGTTCAGGGACACGCCCAGTTTGGGGTAAGCACCGTCAATGTGTACTTGGATTGTCATAGTCGCGTTTGGTTTGGCAGGCTTGTTCTGGGGCATCCAGCACCGCCCGGTGCACGTTGGCCCAGGCGTGGCGGTTTGAATGCAGCCGGGGCAGCCTTCCATTACGCCAGGGGCAGCGGAGGGCCAGGGCATCGGTCAGTCTTTCGGAATGGCTTTGCCGCGCAACTTCAGAGCGGCGGCCTTCGCCACGTAGGCGATGGCTGCGAAACCCACGCGGAAGAAAGTGCCGACACCAGGGCGAAACGGCGCTTTGGGATACGCGGTGTTGTGCTCGTGGAGCGGGTTATCGGAAGGCGAGGGCATTGACGCTATTTCTCTTCTGGATGGAGGCCAATTTGGTGCGGTCCCGCGCGGTGAGCGTGACGGGCGCGGTGATACGCGCTTGCAGTGCGGCGGTGGTGCGCGCGGCGGCCGTGGCGGGCTGGAACGGAGCCAGAAACGCCTGGATGGCGTCACTCACGACGGAAACCCATACCTGGATCGCCGGGTCGGGGATCAGGAGAGATTGCGCGCAAACGTCGATCTTGGAGGCCTTCTGCACTGCGGTATCGTTGGTGCCGACTTCGGCGATGATGCAGGATGTGAATGCCGTGGCGGACGCGCCGTAGGTCACCACGTCGGCTTTGAGTGCCGGCGGGATGCCAGGCAGCGATTGGACCAGCGTTTCCGTTGCGGTGACTACCGTGTCGATGGCCGTGACCGCTTCCGAGGTGGTGCATGCGGTCATCAAAAAAGCGCCGATCAGCAGGACGGGCGCGTAAAAGAGACGAGAGAGTGTCATGCGTCCCATTATGCGGCTTGCGCCTCGGGGCTGCGGGCGGGCGCGAACATCAAGGCCAGGTGCGTGCGGTTCTGCGCGCCGGTCTTCATGTAGATCGCGGACAGGTATTGCTTGACCGTGCCGGGCGTGATGCCCAGCTCGTGAGCAATCTCTTTGCTGCCCTTGGCTTGCGCCACGAGCGCTATCACCTGCTTCTCGCGGGCGGTCAGTGGGCGCGGGCGCATCTGCTCTGCGATTTGCTCGGGAGTATAAACGTGGTGGAAACCTTGGGACATTTTTTCTTGCTAAGCGAAACGCTAACCCCGAGCCAGGCCAAGCCGGCGCGAGTGATGAGGTGACTCTGCGCGACAGTGGCGGGCCAGGCTCGCAGGGTGGGGCTAGCATCTCCCGAAGGAGTGGCGGGAGCCTGGAGTACAAATCCTATGTGGCGATGCCGGGGCTGGGGCCGTCCGCGTTCTCTAAAGTCCAAAGGAAGGTAGCGAGCCTATACTTCGCGTCGCTGCGGGCCTGCTCGGCTTCCATCAATGCCTTCTCGGTTTCGAGGAGCCGGTCAAAATATGCACGCAGATCGCTGCTTTGGCCTTTGGTCAACATGTCGGATGATCCTATGCGGCTATGCTGATGGCGCTGCCGCTCTTCTGGCGCTCCCACCATCCCGGCCAGGGGCCGAAAGCGGAAGACTGATGCCGGAACACGGGCCGAATCGGGATCACCTGCGCGATTTCGCGCATTTTGGTGACGTGGCCTTTGCTCGATAGCCATTTCCAATCGCCACGGATGGCCAGCGCGGAGGCCTGCGCGGCGGGAATCCTCACGTCGCGGCCGTGCGTGATAACGCGCACGAGGGCCGCCGTGGAGGCGAGCAGCTTAATCAAATCCGATCTGGAGTCTTCACACATACGGCTTCCTTCAATGAGGCCGCTCCCAGCCTGGGCGCGGAACATGGCCTCGCCTCCACGGCGCTGAACCCAGTATGAGACCGGAGAGATTGTATTTACTAGCTCTCGAAGGTACCTGCCGTACCGTACCGATAACCAAAGGAAACCCTATATGATTCATACGCAGCGTGGGACGCGAGGTAACGCCAAACCAGCCGCCATCCGGCGGCGCGAAACTATGCAGCGAGAGGCTGCGCTTTGGGAACCGGCCGCAAATGCCGCGGGCCGGTACGAGACTGCATGGTGTAAAGGTTGCCGGGGTCCTTCGGGTCGGGAAGGTGCTTCAGGGCGAGGGAGACGCGCCGCATGAAGGTAGGCACGCCGAAGAGCTTGCGCAGCTTGGACATGCCGACGAGGGTGATGACGCGCTGCTGGTCGCACGGAGTGACCACTACACTGTATTGGCGGCCTGGGACGGTACGGGACTGCTCGGGCGGGAGATCGGGACACGCTGCCAGGATCGTGGCGCGCAGCTCCGCATGCCGTTGGATCTTCGGCTTGAAGGACTGGATCTCGAAATCCAGCATTGCGAACTCATCGACTAAGAATGTATCCATAAGCGCAAAGTCGAATATCGAAGCCGGGCTGAAGGTGCTTGCCTTCCGACGTCGAATCGGAGGGGAGTAACCCGACGTCGGGCGTTACGCGCGTCTACCGCGGCGAAGGCCCAGCTTCAGGACTCTATCGTCCCAAACTCAGAGCCAAAGGGGAAGTCCCCTAAAGGTCATCGCCCGAATTGGTGACAAAACTACAGGCCAAATTATCTGAAGCCCCGTCAGTCGGCCATACTTGATGCTGTGAAGCAAATCTATAAGCGCACAGGCAACACCACGAAAAACGGCATCACCACGGTGCGATATGTGCACCTGGTGATCCTGTCCGACCAGGAGCGGGCCATCGTGTGGATGCTGGTGCTGGGCGTGTCACGCAAGGACATCGCGCACACGCTCAAAATCGGCGCCGAGACGCTCAAGACGCACATCGCCCGCGTGATGGGGCCGTTGCACCTGTACGGCATGACCCAGCTCACGCGCTGGGCACTGACTCACCAGGGATCGATGGCGGGCGAGGCTGTGTCGCCGGATCTGCATCCGGCCGGGTGCGAGTGCAAGGGCGGCTTTTGCCTGGGCATGCGGCTGGCGAGGCAGATCGGGACGCCTACGGTGGTGTTGCCGCTGCCGGGCGGCCCGCTGTTCGTGGTGGAACCGGGCGAATGGGCGTGACATGCAAGGTTCCACGGGGCAAAAAATCAGGCGCGGCGTTGCTGGCGAGGCCTGTAAGCTGATGCGACGTAGCGGGCCAACTCAAAAGGGATCTTGGCGATCATGGCCGAAGCTGCTTTGCGGGAGTTGGAACCCGTCGCCGCGACCGCAGTAGATTGGAACGAAGCCCCCGGCTGGCCAGTGTTCTCGTGCTGGTGGAAATTCATCGGCACTTTGCGCCCTGCCGTGGCCGCTTTCCGCCGTTCATCCAGCGCCTTATCAAACCATGCCGCGCCGCTGCCGCTTTGCTTGACGCCTTGCGGCGGCTCAAACCCGAGCGCCTTCCGAGCGTGCCCACTGCAATCCGTGGTCTCGCCGTGAGAGATTCCAAACCACGTACCAGCGCCTCCGTTCTTGCGCAGCGTGGCCGCTGTGATCCCCGCGCCGAAATCCGGACGCACCACCACGCGCCCGCCAACCGATTCCACATCCCCCCACAAATAGAAGCTGCCGAAGTTCGCCTTCGCCCGCCCTACCCATGGCTGAGCACCGCGCACGTTCTCGATTACCAGCGGGATGCGATGGCCGGCTGCGCGCGAGGCTTGCTCCTGGATATCCAGGCAGGCCCAGAACAGGCGATTTAGTTCGAGGAGCTTCGCGGTGGACTGCCGAATCTCGGCCGCCATCGCCTTTCCACGCGACCAGGGCATCGCCATGTAGGAATAGTTTTGGCACGCTGGACTCGCCACGATGCAAGCCGCGCCCGCAAACTGGGAGCCGTGCAGCGTGAGCACGTCCTGCAGGACAAGCTGGCCGGGGTAGCGTGCTTCTCCGTAAACGTGCCGGGTGTTATCGAAGCCGACGACGTCGTAACCCTCGGCCAGGAAGCCTTCAGTCCATCCGCCAAGGCCGCAGAACAGATCTATACAGAGCGGCGGTTTCATCAGACGCAACTCTACCATGAGTCAGCGTGAAAGGGGATAGAATCGATTGCGGGGAGTGCGTTACGAGGGGGGGCCACACGTCACCATGGCCCCCGAGGGTAGTCCAAAAACAGCACAACTGTGCTCATCATAGCGCGTTTGGCGGGCGTTTGGCGGGCTTTTCGCGGGGCCGGGGCTGTGCTCATCGTTACTGCACAGATGGGCAGTCATCCGCACAGGCAGGCCTTTTCCGGTACGTCCCATAGTACTTTTCCTACTTGCGCGCGCGGCCGGCGCGGCGCTACGCTGGCCACCAGAGTTTGCAGCGCCTGGCACTGCCGATCATCCTCTGAATCGGGCGCTAACCTTGTTCGGCGCTGCAAACGCTCGTAGCGGGGCGAAACTCTGAAATCCATTACAAATTATCGGGAGGTGTCCAATGAAACGCTGGTGGTGTCGTCTCATGCACAACGCGCTGATGCAGCCCGTCCACGGCCGCGCAATCTGCCGCGTCTGCCTCCAGGTCTGGAGGGTGTTGTGACCTACGACCACGGAATGCTCACGGAGTTGGAGCGCATGGCCGATAAACTTGAGCGGAAAGGCAATAAACCCGTTGTCGTCGCCGCCTTGCGTGAGTTTTGCGCCATGAAGAGAGCTGCGGGCGTGCGCGCCGTGATGGCGCCGGGCATGGCTCCCCCGCATTTCGCAATCCACCTGCCACGCTACTTAGTAGAGCGCCCCCGGTTTCCGGGCACCTGGCGAAAGCGAGGCTGCGTATGATCGCCGAAGACCGGCCAGCGAAGGGCACGCTGCGCCTGCGCTGGGCCAACGGCGATGCCGGCAGAGTCAATCTGCCATCCGTGGCTGGCGTGCCGCTCGGCAGGCGTCGATACGTCTGGATAGACCCCGGCAAGATGGCCGAAGGTGTGCTTGATACTCACGCGATCAAAGGCGGGTGGAGCACTGCGTGGCGGCCGCGCGCGGGAGGTGCGTTGTGAGGCGATCCAGCGCCGAGATCCGGCGTGCCATCGACAGAGCCAATGAAGCCGCGGCGGCGTGCCAAGAGGGCGACTATCTGGCCGAGCGTGCCGTGCACCTATATGCCGTCGATCTGCTACGCTGGGCGGCCGGCGAGCCAGGCACGCGGTTTGGCAAGTGGCTCAATCAGCCGAATTCAAAAGTTGTGGGAATCGGAGAAGGAGCAAAAAGATGAGTGACGGTAGGATTAATCCGATAGGCGGCGTCCAGTGAGTAAGCCCAAGGATCGCAACACTAAACTGATGGAGGCCTGTGGGTCGAAAAACGGCCAGTGGGACCCGGAGGCCCCGGACCAAAACCTCTACCGCGTGAACCATGGGGCGGCAGAGGAGCAATATGTGTCTTTCGTTTACGCCAACACGTGTGGACAGGCGCGGAACTCGCCATTCGCGGTAGACGAACACGGGGACATCATCACCCTCAAGCGGGTAGCCGCGCGGTTCAAATGGCAAACTGAGTGGGCTGAATACGTCGCGAGGGAGGCCGAAAAACACGGGAGGGTTGTACGGGACCCGGAATTCCAGGAGGACGGTAGTCGAAACCCCAAACGGAGGCTATGGTACCGCGCCGATGTTCCGGCTGCCAGAGTTGCTCGTAAAACTATAGCCACACCGGCTATAGAGGGAGTGCGTACACACTCCCTCCCGCCCTATGTAATCAACGACTTAATGAAATTAGGCCCTGAAAAGTGTAGAAATACTCAGGAGTGGTACGATGCTTTCTGCGTGGCGCGAAACGCTTCTTTTGCCGAGGTAAAACTGAGTCATTGGGATGCCTGGGACCAATTGCTATTAGACGGCCTTGAGCGTGCTGGTGTCAAGCCTCACAAACTTGGGAAGCGCGCGCCGCGCGATCCAGTTTATATTCGCGCCCCCCTCGATCTGGAAATCCCGCCATTTGTACTAACTTCCCCTTCCTCGTTTGTTCGGGACACTCCGTACACAGTGGAAACTGGTTTGTACGAAAACCCTGGTCCTTTATCTCATACAGACCAGACAAGCAAAGACCTTTATAGCGGCACGCCTTCGGTGATTTCGGAAACAACTGTGAAACAATCGGCGGCGGCGGCGGCTTTAACCAGAGCTCCTAATACGTCGCCGCCGCCGCCTTTGATTGACTGGATGAGGCAAGGACTGAAGGCCTACCCCGGAGCGAAGGGGCTCGCCGGAGAACCGGACGATGCAATCTGCCGCCGTTGCCTGAGCGCTGGCACCCCAGACGAGGTCTCGGCAGCGCTCGTATGCATGCACAAAGCCGGCAAGGCACCGCTGAAGTCGTGGGCCTGGTTCACGGTAGATATAATTCGGCAACACATTCCAAGGAGGAAAAAAGCATGATCCCAATCTCGTTCGAAGACGACCGATCCGAAGAGGACGTGTACGCATTCCAGGTACGCCGAATGCGCCACATGAAGGGTTATCCGCGCGATAGCGACCAGGAGTGGATAGACATCGCGCGCAAATATACGGCCAGTGTATTGGCCCTGGGTGATGCGATCTCCCAATTAATTGAGGAGTGCCTCTCGTGCCCCTCGTGTGCGGAGCTTAGAACTGCACTGATCGCTCGCCGTCCGGATCCGGAACCGGAGTGGAAGCACGCGCCCCAATCGCAGCCCAAAGAAAGCGCTTTGGCCAAGTTCTTTGAAGAAAACGATCAAATTATGGTGCACGCCCGCCAGAAGGAGCGCGAGACGCAAGAGAAAGACCGGCGCGTCAAAGAATTGCTCGGGATCCATGATTTCATGGTGGTGTGCTGGCCACAGAGATTTTGGGCGGAGCGCGAACTCGGGTATGCCGTCACAGCTAAACAAGTCGAAGAAATAGAAGACTGGCTTAGCGTCCTGACGCACGCACCCAACGTGGTAATAGGCAAAGCGCAACGCGACCGCGGAGAATTGGCAGTCATGTTCCGCGAGGGAGGCGAGTCATGAGCACGCGCAAGGTGAGCACGCTGCCCGGACTGCTACGACGTCGGCGTCGTGAACCACGCGATCGACCGCGGCGTGCTGCCGGCGCGCTGGTGCCGATGCCCGGCGGGTGTGGCGCGGCGGCGGCGAGAACCGAACCTGTTGGTGGAGATCAACGCGCGGCAAACGGGTAAGGCTCTTGACGATTTGAGAATAGTCCATGCCGATCTCTTGACGCAGATCAATGAGCGGAAATCGGCGGAGATTAAGGCGCGGCAATCGGGAGGCGAATCATGAGCACAGCGCGCACCGAGCGCCTCGCAAAGATTGACCGGCTGATCGATTTTTTGGCGCGGCAGCGCGGCGAGTTCCCGGAGCCACGTCCAAACTGGGGATCGCTACTCGACTTTGCGGATCTGACCGAGGAGGAGATAGATCAGGCTCGCATCGCGCTAGCCGCCTATGACCACGCGGGAGGCGAGGTATGAAGCCGCTCGAAGGGGGCGTGGTGAAGCCGTCTATGGTTCTCTTGGCGGTAATAATCGTCTGCGTGCTTGTATTGCTCGCGCCGATGTTCCGCGCCGCCCCCGGCAGCGCAAGCGCCCGGCGAGCGGCAGCCCAGGCGGCTTCGGCACCCCAAGCGGCACTCTATTCCGAGATTACTGGCACGTACAATACCGTGCCAGGATACAAGGCGCGCTACGGCGCGAAACAGAAACCATGAACATCCTCCAATACTGCCTGCTCAAGCACTCCGGCCGGACCCCGGCGCAGCTCGGGATCTTCGACAAGGGGCCGGAACCGCCGCTAGGCGCCGGCGTTACCGTCAGCGTGGCCGCGGACGGCCGGCTGGCAGTCAGGTATCGGCTGGGGCACGGCAAAGCGCTGTACCGCCTCCAGAGGCCCAAGGATGGCAAACCAGCGAGCGATGGCAAACCAGCGAGCAAGTTAACCAAAGGGAACTCCCGCCCGGGTAGTGTCCTAATTTGCCTAGCGCTTTACATTATGGTGCTCGGGGTGGCAGGCGGGCTACTACGGGTACGCCATTCCTCAATTCGCCCAATGGCCAATCCCGAGCTGGGACATCCCAACCCGCTGACCGCCATTTGGTCAACGTCGTGAATCAGTACCGCCCGTGTGACCACCAGGTCAGGCCGCTCAGCATCGCCAGCACCACAGTGAAAATAGCGATCCAGACCGTAGCCTGCGTGGTAAGGCGCGCGGCCTTATCTGTGGGTGTTTCATTTTCGCGTTTGGCTTTGCGTTCATGAAGTTTTCGTTTTATGTAGCTGACGCCCCATATGGAACGCTCTCCTGGGGCGAGCGTCTGATCAGCCTTGGGCTTGGCCTGTGCGCTTTCGTCTGCCTTGGTTTTGCCGTCCCCCTCATTCTGTACAATCTCTTCGCCATTTGCCATGTAGAAAGTGTACGCCCGTGACCCAACTACAATCCAAGGTGAACGCCCGCATCGCCGCGTTCCTCGCTCGCCAGCGTTGCGATGCCTACGATTATGCCGGCCTGCCGGCGCGCGCGGAAACGCGTGGTACGATGGCCGGTGAAGGAGTATACGCCTTGAACTATAGACAGACTTTCCTTGATTGTTTGATTGGCCTCCACGTGGACGGCCTAACTCCAGAGATTATTCTCGCGCTCTACGACAGTATTGCGCGCGCCCCGGCGCCGTTCATGACGGCGTGCACGGAAAATTGGGGCCACACGACGCAAGCTGTACGGGAGCCGACCGGCGCGGGCAGGACCGCAGGCGCTGGCGGCGGATCGCCCGGTTAACCGTTTCGCCGCCTATTAACCCGGCCGCCGGCGGCCGAGGCGGCGCCGCACATGCGGATCGCGCTTTTCGTTTCCTCCGATAACTGAGGGGCGCGATCCGTGAGCGGTAGAATTTGAGCATGCACCTGCCCGCCTGTCTTTTCCTCCTCTCGTCAGCCTTTGTAATCCCGCTCTACGCGCAGAAATGCACCGTGGCCGCGCCCTGCCTGCGTTACTCCACCAACGGCACCAACACGCTCAATGTGCCCCTGCCGGCCGGCTGGACGATCAACCAGTCGGGGAGTGCGGCGGCAGCTCTGGTGCCTGCCACGCCATCCATTACAGCGACAATCGCCGGCGGAACCATGACCTTTGCCTGCGCGGGGCTGTCTCAGATCGCGCAATTTGCCGGCACGCCCTGCCCGCCGGCCGTCAAGCTTACCGGAGCCGCACCGGCGCCGGGGACGATCTTTGTGGGCCTAACCTGGCTGGGGGTTCTCCACGTCGGCCTCCAGGCACCGGGAGACACGCTGGCATGCGGTGGCTGCGCGCAGGATTCCGCGCTCAACCCAATGGCCGGCGAGTATCCTATCGCATCCGCGCAGATCGCGGCCGGCGCATTCCGCGCGCTCGAGGCCGCGTGGACTGGATACCCGGCGCTGCCACGCGTGGTTATCCAGACCTGCACAGGCACCGTCACGCAGACGCCTATGCAAATCCTGGTGGCGTGCGAATGACTACGACCCGCTGGAACCATCGCGACCTCGTAAAAGCCGATGGCGATCTTTCCGTTGCGCAGTACGATTACGCCAACTGCCTTCATATTTTCATGATGCGCGACGGAATATCGCGCGAAGGGCGCAGAAGTGGGAGTGCATGGGCTGCGGGCGGAAATTCACCGAGGGCGGGCAGGATCGTGGGTTCACGATCTTCGCAAAGCTCGCCCCGCTGTTCGCGAAGCAGTATTCCATCAGCAGGGCCATGCGGGAGACCGGCCACAGCTTTTACGTGGTGCGCAAGTATTTCCGAAAAATGCAGGCGATCCGGGCTGGCCAGGATAAGGGCCGGCCAGGGTAAGCGCCGGTTTGCGGGGGGGGGCAGGTCCGTGCCGAAACGTGCGGGGCTGCGCCCGCCAAACCAGCGCTAAAAGCCGCGAAAAGCGCGTGAACGCGCGTAATTAGGCCAGTTTTGACGCATAAGGTAAAGCATCTGCTATAGTGAAAACCGAGCGAACTGGGGTACTGATATCAATCGCTTACAGACCCCGCTCGGAAGCCCCTTTAATGACAGCCAACGCCGAACCCGGCAAGGTGGCGATTTACGCTCGGGTTTCCACGGTTGATCAGGACTGTTCGCTACAACTCAACGAGCTGCGCGCATATTGTAAACGGAGAGAGTGGCCGATCCACGAAGAGTACGTGGATACCATTACGGGCAAAGCCGCATCCCGCCCGGCGCTCGATAAACTTCTGAAGGATGCCCGCGCGCATCGCTTCGAAGCGGTCGTCGTCTGGAAGATTGATCGATTTGGCCGATCCGTCCGCAACTTCACGGAGCACCTGCAACAGCTCGACGGCTGGGGAGTTCGCTTTCTGGCTATCACACAAAATATCGACACAAACAAAGCAGACCCCATGTCCCGGCTGCTCATGCATGTTCTCTGCGCGTTTGCGGAGTTCGAACGCGAAATGATCGTCGAGCGCGTGCGTGCCGGCATGGCGGCTGCCAAACATAAGGGCGTCCATTGCGGGAGGCCTAAGGCCGTTGTGGATAGGGATAAAATCAGGATCATGCATGCGGCCGGCTATTCGCTACGCGCCATCGGCAAAAAACACGGCATCAGCTACGACACCGTGCGTCGGATTATCAACGGGCCTGGTCGCGCCTTCACCGCTTCTTGCCCGCCTTCGGCCGCCCCATCTTGAGCACGCCCCTCTTGATGTCCCAGTGCGGCTGTTTGCATCGGGGGCACCGGACAGGGCGCGACTCCACCCGCTTCAGCCAGCCGTGCCCGCAACGCAGGCACGCGCAACGCATTTCGTTTAGCTTCACGCCTCGCATCATAGCATGATTTTAGGCATTTCGCCGGGGTTAACCTTCGGCTACATTTATTTTCGCTAAACCTTGACGCAACGCTGCTCTTATGCGAGTATATATACAGGAGCACAATATGAGCACCCGAACACAAAGAAACACATTTATCGTCCGCAAGAATGGCAAGCAAGTCTTCCCGGAGTGGCCCGGCGAGATTCTGGCGGACGGCACGATCCGCCTCATGCCGCCGCCCGCCGGGAAACCCCTGCCAGTCACCAATATGGCCGCCTGCATGCGCTTGGGCCTGGACGCCAAGACAGTGGCGCGCCAGGGATCGCCGGCGGAATGCCTCGCGCACCTTGGCGAAAATGAAGGCGGCTTGGTGGTCGTCACCGGCGCCGCCGAGAAAGCCCGGATAGAGGCCGAGCGCCGAGCCTATCTGGCCACTCCGGAGGGCAAAGCCAACCAAGCGCGCATCGAGGTAGACCGGATGTTCGCATCTGCCGAGCGGCTGCGCAACTATCCTGGCGAGTACTTCCCGGCCAAGATGGACGCGGAAGACGCTCTCAAAGCATGGCAAGCAAAGTATCCGGACGCCGCCCGCCGCGAGCGCGCCGCCCGCCTGCGGTCCCAAGCCGATCACCAGCGGGAGCTGGCCACCGGAGCCCTGGTCTACGACTGCGATGGATCGTTCAGTTCCGCTTACCAGCAAAAACGCCATGACGAATTTATGGCCAAGGCCGCCGACCTAGACGCCCAGGCCGCGGAGATCGTAATAACCAAAGAGAGCGCTGAATTGTCTTGACGCAACGCTGCTCTTATGAGAGTATACATATAGGAGAGAAAAAGATGATCACTGACCAAGCTAACCACGCGCGCTCTCGACGTAGACCGGATATTCGCGTATGCGCGCCTCGACGTAGACCGCATGTTCGCATCTGCGCGCTACGACGTAGACCGGATGTTCGCATCCGCACGCTTCGACGCAGACCGGATATTCGCCTCTGCGCGCTTCGACTCAGGCCGGATGTTCGCATCCGCGCGCTTCGACGTAGACCGGATATTCGCATCTGCAGAGGGAGGGTACTAACATGGACCGCGATCACGATATGGACCATGTGCATGGACCTTTCCACCTGCGAGAGTTGCTGAAATGGATGCGGGCAGTAATAACCAAAGAGAGCGCTGAATTCTCTTGACGCTACGCTACTCTTATGCGAGTATACATATAGGAGAGAAAAAGATGACCACCCAACAACAAGAGCAAATAGTAAAGACCGCAGTAGCGCGGTTCAAGTTTACGGCTTCCGCGCAAAACGGCCTGATCGTCGTCCGCGACAACAAGGGCCGCGTTGCCGGGACAGTCAGCGCCGATGGCAGCATTGAGCGCAAGTATGCCGGGGCGCAAGCTTTGATGGGCGCACTCATTCGGGACGCCATCAACATCGCATTGCGCGCAGAGCAGGCCCGCTTAGACGCGATCTCTGCGTAACTTCCTGAAGAGCCCGTGAAATCCGGGCGAAACCGGCGAAAAAGCCGGTCGGAGGAAACACATGATCTACCAAGTTGAAACAAATCAATCGACGAACCGAAAGGATATCCCTTACGGGACCGTCGTAACGCCGGCGCTGCCAAGTTGGGAAGCGGCGCTCGAAGCAGCCAAGCAATTCCGGGCTGCCCGCGATGCCGAATGGAAGGCGCAAGTCGAGGCCATTCGCCCCCTATTATCGTTCAGATTCATAGACGGGCACTGGCCATGGATAGTTAGCGCCGTCGCGCGCGAGGATCGACAATCCGGCTCTACCGCCGCGCCACTGCGCAGGTATGAGATCGCCGCGTCAAAACAGGAATAACCAAAGAGAGCGCTGAATTATATTGACGCAATACTACTCTTATGCGAGTATAGATACAGGAGCACAACATGAGCACCCAAACACAAAGAGACTTACAAAACGAAGAGATGTACGCGATCGAATTCTGCGATTTCGAGTTGTCCGGCTACGAGCCGGAGGCCGAAGACGAAGAGATCGAAAACGAATACCGCTGCCCGGTGTGCGAGAGCCACGAGCTGCAATACATGATGCACTACCCGCTGTCGGCCGACGACGCCACCACGGAGCTGTACCAGTGCGGCCAGTGCGGCGCGATGGGCGAGGCGGACGACTGCCGCGTCAACCCGCAGCACTCGACTGGCGGCAGGCCGGCACGCTGCCGCCCGCCACGCCCGCGGCGCGCAAGCCCGCGATGGTCGGAAGACGACATGGAACGCGCCCGGCGCTACGGCAAGGGCGATCAGGAGGTGGCGGCATGATTGGCCTGGCGATAGGGGGCGTAATTCTGTGGGCCATCGCCGCCGTATTCGGTAAAAAGGCGGCCGCCTGGGTGGTGCTGATCGTCTGCACCGTGCTGGTCTTTGCGATCTTCGGAGCGTTCAAATGAGCACGCGCCGCGCGGTTATGTGGTTGTCAATGGGCCTGGGCGCCAGCGTGGGCCTGGGTTGCACGTTGTTGGTTTTTATTTTAGAGGGAGGTCTGAAATGAGCACAAACGGAACGGCACTCAGAGAAAAAATTTGCTTTATTCCAAATCAGCCAGTCCGGCTGGCGCTAAAATACGCGCAGCCCAAGATCGGCAAGTCGCCTTCTGGCGACGACTACGCACTATTCACCACCACCGACAATAAGGTGTTTTTCCTCGACTGCGACGAGGCGCGCGTGATCACCGGCGCGGGCATCCTGCCCGGCCAGGACATCGACGTCACGATGCGCTGGTCGGGCAAGCGCGGCGACCCCAAAATCTACGGGGTTTCGCTGCCGTCTGGCACGGCCGCCTACGGCGCGCAGCCAAACGGCACGTTCGCAGTGCCCAGCACCCAGCACCCAGCACCCAGCACCCAGCCAGAGACCAAACTGGAATGGGAACTGCGGACGTCGCTGGAATTGCAAGACCTGAAGCGCAAGCTGGCGCTGGCGGAACAGGAAAAACGAGCGGCAGCCGCGCCTCGCGAGCAACCGGCTACCGCCCCAGTCGTGCATTCCCAGGTCAACTCAGGTCAACCCAGGAACGTCGCCGCCACAAATCATAGCACCACGCCCATGACCGGGCAAGGGGAGACGCTATTGCAGAGCGTCAACCACGCAGCCAAAGAGTTGTTTGGTGTGTACGTGGACGTGCTGGCCTGGGCGCGCGAAGAGCACGGCAGCGAGATCGCGCGGCCCGAAGACGTGCGCGCGCTGGTGACGAGCTGCTTCATCGAAGCCAACAAGCGGAGAGGCTGCTGAGATGTTCGCCACCCTGCAGGCCGTGGATCGCCAGAGAGCCACGGCCTGGTTTTTCCTGGCATTCTCAACGGCCTACGGCCTGCGCATCCTGCCGGCCGGGGCGGGCGAAGTGTCGATGCCCGCGAGCATCCGGGAGCAGGCCGCCTTTTACTCGCTGGGAGTAATCGCGCTTTCGGTGGGGCGGCTGATGGGGGTGCGGAATCCGGTTCCGTGCCCCGAGCTGCTGCTGCTGGCGGCCGACCGCATCAAGATCCTGTGCCTCGCGTCGTACAAGGCACCGGCTGCCGACGAGTTCCTGCTGGCGTTTGATCGCAACTTCGGCTACGCCGAGATGTGGGTGGGGCGATTGTTCCACCTACTGCCGCTGGTGGGGCGTTTTTTCGAGACGCTATACTTCGGCGAAATGCTGGCCATTCCGCTGTTGTACACCGCGCTGCCGGCCGAGGCGCGCAAGAAATACGGTGCTGGCGTGATCCTGGTCGGGGCAATTATTCCACTCCTGTATCGGCTCTGCCCAGGCGCCGGTCCGGGCTACCTGCTCCCCAATTTCCCTTTCGCCGTGCCGGCGCTCCTCCACCCCCATTTCCGCGCCATCGATGCGGCACTAAACACCACCCCCAGCGGGCACTTTGCCTGGGCGCTCCTGATGTTCTGGTTTGCCAATCGGTACGCGGGCCGCGCCGTGCGGATCGCGGCCGGATGCTTCGCGCTGGCCATGGCTATCGCCACGTTGGGCACGGGGGAGCATTACGTTATTGATCTGGTGGTGTCGGTGCCGTTCACCGCCTCAATCTGGGCGGCGGTCCATGGGCGGTATCGATGGGCGGCCATCGCTATGGCGGTTACGGCTGTTTGGTGTGTGGCGCTGCGGGATGGCGCTGCTTTGTCGCTTGCGCCGGGGTGGGTATGGGTTTTGACGGCGGGGACTATCGCGCCGTTCGCACTTTATCGAGGGGAGGTTAAAAATGCCTGAGAGCCGAAGCTACGGATTCAATATCACGGATACCTGGTTCGAGTGTGGCCGCTGCGGGCAGCGCTTCATCGCGCGCTGCCGGCCGGGGCGGGCGAGGTACTGCCCTGCATGCCGGGAGGCCATCAAGCGGGAGAGGCAGGGGCGGCAATATCGCGAGAAGCTGGCAGCGCGGAAGTGCGCGCACTGCGGCAATGCCGCGCAGATTGTCGCGCCTGCAAAAGAAAATTGTTTGTGTTGGGATTGTGCGCGTTTGCTGGCGCGCCGGATCATGCTGGATGAGAGCTGAGGAAACGTGACCACAACTGGTAGCGCGAACGGGCGCGGACAGCCGCTAGTTCGATTGTTCGGCTGCCCGGAGGCCTTCGCGCCTTGATGGACTGCGTTTGAGTCCAGTCCAGGTTA